ACCCCGCCCGGCCGCGCGAACCACAACGCGAATGTCTTCGAGAAGTCGGCCGAGGAGACCACCCGCGAGCGCGCCCACGTAGGCAGTGCCAGCTGGCCCGAGGCCCCCACCTTTCTCAGCGAGATGGCCGCCGGCGCCTCCGAGATCGAGCAGCAGTACCTCCAGGTCGACCGGGGCCAGGGCCACCACAACCGCCACAACTACGCGCGGATCGACTGACGGTGCCGGCGTCCCCGACGCCCTGGGCCGGCTTCCCACTGCCAGCTGAAGGTGACCTGCCCGACGTCCCCTCAGACGTCGCCAAGCTGGCCAACTCGGTCGACGCGTTCCTCAAGTTGATCTTGACCTCGGGCGCCGCAAGCACGGCTGCAGCCCCCACAACGGGCCAGAACCTGCTGAGCGTCAACTCGCAGATAGCTGGCCTGACTTCAACGCTGTCCACGCACACCAGCCAGATCGCCGCACTCCAAGCCCAGGTGGCCGCGCTCCAGCAAGTCCCCTACGCCTACGCCGCGCAGTTCGACCAGCCGGTGACGATCCCGGCGGGACAAGTCAGTACGCCGTATCTGATCCAGTCACTGACCATTCCGCCTCAGAGCTACCAGCGCATGCTGATTGCCCTCGGCACCGGAACGTGGAATATCGAGCCCGACCAAATCCCCTACACGAACCCGCCGGTGGTCAACGCTCTACCGATCGCAATGAGCCTGGACATGTCCACCAATAGCGGCGCTACATTCCTGAACCGCGCCTATTCCGTCACCTGGGCTGTTGACTTCACTTTCTCTCTCGCGTTCATGGAGACCATCCCGGCCTCCGCGACGACCGTAATCCGGCAGAACATCAACTGCCCCGAGCCGTACCACTGGCCGTCCTGGAGCATCGTCCAGAACTTCGACAACGACCACAACACGGCGCCTTCCCGAATCTACGCCATGACCATCCCCTGGAATGGCGCCCCACTCCCGCTCCCCACCTAGTCGGGACCCAACCCAGAAGGGAGGTGATGCCTGATGTCCATCGCCTTTGTCTCTCCGTCGATGCGCGCAGCCGCCAGCGACCTGACCATTTCCGTCAGCCCGCTCGGCCTGGTCGAACTCGCCGACGAAGAATTCGAAGTGCACGGCCCCCGATTACGCCTGACCCGCTATTCCAACGCCTGGGCGTTCTATTTACCTCGGCTACCACTGGGCCTACAAGCGCGAGGCCGGCGAAACCAATATCACCGTCAACTACGTTGCCGCTCTTAGCCGGTACATCACGAACTTCACCTTCGGTCGCGGCGTCAACTTCCAGAGCGACAAAAAGTTCGAGCACATCGTCCCGGCGCTGCTCGACCGCGTCTGGACGATCGACAACGATAAGAAGTCGACGCTCTGGCAGATGGGCGAGAACGGCAGTGTTGCTGGCGACTGCTTCGTCAAGGTGGCCTACGAGCAGGCATGGGTCGACCCGGCTGGCAATCAGCACCCCGGCCGCGTACGCGTCCTTCCACTGAACGCTGCGCAGTGCTTTCCGGAGTACCACCCGCATGACCGCGATCGCCTGCTTCGCTTCAAGATGAAATATAAGTTCTACGGAACTTCCTTGGAGGGGACTCGCCAGGTTTATACGTACACGGAGATCATCACTGACGAGTTCATCGAAGAGTACGTAAACGATGAATTGCTCGACGCCCGGGAGAACCCGCTCGGGATGATCCCCATCGTGCACATCAGGAACATCTCCGTGTCCGGCTCTCCCTGGGGCCTGTCCGACATTGTCGACATCATTCCGTTGAACCGTGAGTTCAACGAGAAGGCCACCGAGATATCCGACATCATCAACTACCACGCAGCCCCAGTCACCATCATCACGGGCGCGAAGGCGAGCAACCTGGAGAAGGGTGCCAAGAAGGTCTGGGGTGGCCTCCCCAAGGACGCCAACGTCTTCAACCTGGAGAACGGTGTCGACCTCAACGGACCGCTCGCGTATCTGGACCTGATCAAGAGGTCCATGCACGAGTTGACCGGCGTCCCGGAAACCGCGCTCGGCCAGATGCAGCCGATTTCCAACACGTCGGGCGTGGCTTTGAGCATCATGTACCAGCCCATGATGCAGCGGTACAGCCTCAAGCAGTCGAACTACACACTCGGATTCCGGCGAATCAACGAGCTTGTCCTTCGCACGCTCTTCATCTATGAGCCGGAGACACTGCTCTACAACCCGGACACCGAGGGCGTTCGAGTCAGCGACGAACAGCCGCTGGTTCTCGACCCGACTGACCCGGCCGTCTACGACATCACCGTGGACTGGCCGCCGCCGCTGCCGGTTGACGCGCTGGTCAAGCTCAACGAGATCCAGGTGAAGCTCGGCCTCGGCCTGGAATCCAAGCGCGGCGCTCTTCGGGACCTCGGCGAGATGTACCCGGAAGAGAAGATGGCCGAGATCTATGACGAGCAGCTAACCGAAGCAAAGGAAGACGGCGCGCTCGAATATATCCGCGCCCAAATTCAGAGTGCCATCATGCAGGCCACGGGGATCACTCCGGAAGGAGTCGAGACCCCTGCACCCGCGAGCGCCGAAGGCAGTACCTCGGAAAGCGCGGGAGCTGGCCCACTTCCCGGGCTTCCCGGGGTAGAGGCCGGCACGGACAGTCAGTCGATCTTGACGGAACTCGTGACTCTCTCAAAGGGCACCAAACTTGCCCAGTTGAGAAATCCGGATAACAACACGGGCTAGCACCGAAGTGGAAGAGCTCAGTGAACCAGCCCATCGTGAATCCTATTCCGTCTCCCGCCGAACCGAGCGCCCCCGCTGCTCCGGCTCCCGAGACCATCATCGTGACTCCGCCGGTGGACGAACAGCGGTTTACCGTTGCCGATCTGGAGCGCGTCCGGCAGCAGGAGAAGGAAAAGCTGTACGGACGCCTGAGCAAGGCGGACGAACGCACCGCTGCTGTCGAGGTCGAGCTCAAGCGCCTCCAGGACGAGGCGGCCGGCCGCGAGGCCGCTGCTGAAGCCGAGAAGGTGCGGGAGGCCCAGGCCGCCGAGGAGCAGGAGAAGGCGCGGCGCGAGGCCGAGATGACCGCCCGTGAGCTTCTGGAGGCCCGCAGCAAGGAGTGGGAAAGCCGCTTCGCGAATCTGGAGCGCGAGCGGGAAACCGAGCGCGCGACCCTCGCGAAGGAGGCGGAATTTGCGCACCTCGCCGCCTACGTCCAGGAGCGCCTCGCCCAGGAACGCGACGCCAAGAGCATCGCGCCTGAACTTGCCGACCTGGTCACCGGGAACAGCCGCGAAGAGGTCGACGCCTCTATCGAGCTGATGAAGACAAAGACCAATGCCATCTTCGAGTCGATTCAGCAGGCGCAGGTGGCCCAGCGCGCTCAGATGCGCGGAACGGCCCCCACGGGATTCACGGCCCAGGGTCCGCTTGATAACGAGTCTGGCTCCCGACAGCTCACGCCGGACCAGATCAAAAACATGCCCATGCATGAGTACCGGAAGTACCGCGCCCAGCTTCTCGGAGCTGCTGGTGAGGCCGGAAGTCGTGGGCTTTTCGACTGACCGTCCAAGCCCTACCTGAAAGGTAGATCATGGCAAGTGGCATCACGGGGACTCCGCTTCTGTCCCCCACCCCGACGGCGTATACCGCGTCGTCTTCCTCAATGCTCACCCCGGGCATTCAGCAAATCTGGAGCAAGGAGATCTTGTTCCAGGCGATGCCGATTCTTCGGTTCGAGCAGTTCATGGTCAACTTGGCCTCCTGACGGAGCGATCCGTCAGTGCACAGCCCGAGAATTGCTGGGACCTCCTGTTAGACCTCAACACCACAACGTGGGGCGAAAGCCCGAGCGTGACGGTTCGAAAAGCTGAGGGTAGGGAAAATCAGCAGCCGAGCCCGCCTGGCGCAAGCCGACGGGAAGGTTCAGAGACTATGTACGGGCCACCCCACGTGGGTGAAGATATAGTTCCGATCTGCATGGAGACATGCAGAGGCCGGCAGAAATGACCGGCCCACTCCGGAGCATTCCGGAGGGGTAACAGAATGCAAGAAGACTGAGCTCGGAACTGCGCCCGGATTGACGGTCGCATTCATGCGCTACAGAAGTCTAGATGGTGCTCAGCAGCTGGTCGAGGGTGTCCGAATGGAGACCCACGCACTGACTGCCGAGCAGATCACCATCACGGTCGCTGAGCAGGGTTTCGCCGTCGCCGTCACCGAGCTTCTGCTCAATTCGAGCTTCGACGACGTAATGGCCAGTGCTGCTCGCCTACTCGGACGAAACATGGCCACTTACCTCGATGGTCAGTGCCGAGATGTTCTGCTGGGCGCCCCATCGGTGCTCTATGGCTACGACAAGCTCGCCAACTGGTCCGGCGGTCTTCCGCGCACCCAGATCTCGCCGTACGACCGTGGTTACTTCGCTGACAGCGAGGCGACCATGACGGCCAACGGGGGTTTCTACTTCACCGCAGCGCTGGTGAAGGACGCCGTGGAGACCCTCGCGACGAAGAACGTCCCACGTCTTGGGGAAACGTATGTAGCGTTCGTACACCCTCATCAGTCGCGGCGTCTCCGTGACGATCCAGAGTTCATTGAAGTGACCAAATATGCCAGCCCCGGGAATTTCATGCTCGGGGAAATCGGAAGGCTCAACGACGTCGTTTTCATCGAGACGACTCAGGTCTTCCAGGGCAACATCAACCCGCCGCCGCCGACCACCCAGCTGGGCACGACGATCCCGACCGGGACGTCCCAGATCTGGCAGGGCCAGCCGGCCCGAGCTGCCGCAGGCAGTGTCCCCGCCATCCCGGCTGTGACCTCCACCCCGGCGAACTCCAACGCCCCCGCCAACCCCATCTACCGGGCTCTCGTGATCGGCGACAACGCCGCCGGCCACGCGATTTCCCTCCCGGTCGAGCTTCGAGACGGTGGGGTATTGGACTTCGGACGCGAACATGCCCTTGCCTATGAGAACTGGGCCCTCGCAGCGTGAGCTGAGAGTGAAAATCCCGAGAATTGCTGGAAAGCCCGAGCCACCTGCTCGCACCACAACGTAGGACGAAAGTCCAAGCGTGACGGTCCGAAAAGCGAGCAGCAGGGGTAATCAGCAGCCGAGCCCGCCTGGCGCAAGCCGACGGGAAGGTTCAGAGACTATGTACGGGAAGCCTCTCTGAGGCTAAGAAATAGTCCGAACTGCGGTGAGAGCCGTAGAGGCCGGCGGAAACGACCGGCCCACTCCGGAGCAATCCGGAGGGGTAACAGCTTTGGGTATTCCATATGGGGCCTCGGCTTGATCACGGACTACGCCGTCGTTCAGTGCGCTACGAACTAACGGAAAGCGCCAACGGGGGCGAAGGAAATGCCTTCGCCCCCGTTACCCAGCACGCACTTCACTAGGAGACGGACATGGTGGCCCAGCCCCGCACTAAGCCCAACCCCAAGGACATGACGGGGAATCGGAAGCGCGTCCTCATGGAGCAGCACAAGGAAGAGCTGACAGCGCGCCAGGAGGAGATTTCCCTTCGCAATGCGATGGCGACGGCAACTCTCGATATGCCGGTTGACCTGACCGGCTCGGAGGAAGTGTCGGTTGTGCCAGCTGGCGAGGATGACGATGTGTCGGCGCCGGTGCAGATCGCTCCGGAGTCCGCGATGATCCGGATCGCCTGTGACCTGGAGCATGTGACGATCGGCCAGGGTACTCCCTCGTATGAGTTCAAGGAGGGGCAGACGTATCGGGTTCCGATGAACGTGGCGCTGCACCTGCACAACTTGGGTTACGTCTGGCAGTGGCTCTGATCAGCGGGAGGCAGTGCCATGTCTGACGACTTCTCGGTCCCGATTTCTCTCGCCGATGCCGGCACCACGCCGCAGCCGGGCAACTGGTACCAGCTCCTCCAGGATTACGGCACAGGTGTCGGCATGCTCACGGCCTCCGT